TCCTCATTGTAGAATAAATTCCTGAGAATCGTTGTTTCCAGTTTTTTCATTTTCTATTTTTGCTAGTAGGATTGTTTGAAGAATGTCTCCCATTATTGTAGAGAATTCTTGATCGTTTGTCAACTCATCAGGATCGTGAGTGCCGGGATCGATGATAGTAAAACCGAACTGTAGTCGAGCAAGAGCACCTTCCTCGACTATTCTTGCCTTGTGATAATGATAAAGTACACCTTTGTACTTTCCCTGAAGCATGTAAACACCAGTCACATTGCCGTTATCAGAATTTACAAAGGTGTAATCAGTACCTTCTTTAAGCATCTTCGGTTTCTTCCATTGTGTCAAGATGTTCCATAATGTTTCCATGAGAGATTTCATATTTCTTCCTTACGTATTCTTGGAACTTTTCACTATTCAATATATCTTCCCAGAACAATCTTGTTTGTGTATCAGAGAATCTTTGTTTCTCTAGTATCTCACCAGTTTCTTGATCGACTTTTGCATACCATCCGTTACTTGGTTTGACTACAAAACTACCTTCAAGTGCAATATCCATCAGACCAGAATACTTCTGAATACCACCCTCAAATGATACAGTGATAGGAATCTTTGATTTTTCTTTTACAAAACGTGACTTCTCAATATTAATGATGAAGTTGTATCCAGAAATTTCTGTACCGGTCTTTTCTTGTTGACGACCGATAATCCAGATTGTATCTGCTGAATAAACAATACCAGTGCCACCAGATACAATATCTTTCGGGAACATACCAATTTCTTTGTATGTGTGATTCACTACAACCATTGGAATGTCTTTGAGTGTGAGATGAGGTGTTTTCATACGGAACAATGACTTTAATTGTTTTGCACGACTCATATCTGCAACTGATTTACCTTCAACAGCATCTTCAACTTCTTTCTTTGATGCAAGATTACCAATAGAATCAATAACAATCATAACACGTTCACCTTTCTCTAACTGTGAGAACTGTGCCATAATATCATGTTTCAATTCTTCAACATCAGTAATTGGTGTGTGCAATACACGATCCATATCAATACCAAATGTTTCAAAGTATGCTTGTGGCGAACCAAACTCTGAATCATAAAATAGAATAACTGCTTCTGGATATTTTTGTTGATATGATGCTGCCATCAACAAAGCGAATGCAGTTTTGAAATGCTTAGAAGGACCTGCAAGAACTGTAATACCTGGTGTTAGTCCACCATCTAGTTTACCAGACAATGCAACATTTACCATTGGTACTGAAGTTGGAATAACATCTTTCTCTTTTAGTAGAGATGATTTGGATAGAACAGATGTGTGTTCTATAGTGGAATTCTTCTTCAACTTATTAATTAAACTCATTTCAATTCTCCAGTCATGTTCAATATTTTGTCTTTAGGCACCATCTGTGTCTTTTTATCTATGAATGATTCTACACTAGCAGGTGCAGGTACGTCAATTACTTTCGTAGGTTTTTTAGTTTTCTTTTGTTTTCGATATGTTTGATTTGCGGCGATCAACAACAATACTGCCAATGGATCAAACACCACAATAATAACAAAGATAATCAGACGTACCGCTTTATCAATTAAATCTTTGTCTTGTGTACCATATACAACATCTGCAACATATTTTATAGGCCCCAAATCTGATTCAGCCTTTTTAACTTCCAAGGATAAAGGAAGCTTCTCTTCCGTGAGTAACTGTATCTCTTTTTGTAACCTCGCATTCTCATTAGCGATTCTCTCACGGTCTTTCTGTTGGGTTTTACGAATTTGTGATGCTTTCTCTGCACCTTTTTCATCTTTCGACCTGCCCATAACTTGATCGACAGCTTCATCATACTGATTAAGGTTCTTGTTGTTCCTGTCAATCTGTGTCTGTAACGCTTTAATCTTTTCTTCATATATTTGTACCTTTGCTGCTGAAGGTGCTATTGTACTAGAATGTTCAATGTGTGCTTTTGAGAGATAACCAAAAATACCCATTGATGTAATACCCATCAACAATACAATAGCGACTAAAAAATAATACCGCATCATGTATATCGTATTATTCCAATTATTATACAACCAAGATACTGTAACTAGTTTTGCAATTTCTAATACAGTACCCATAATAATGATTGGATAAAAAGAACCAGGAAAGATTTCTGCCAAGCCGATCACAGAGTAGTAAGCGGCAACGGCAGACAATCCAATCGCAGTTATAAATGGAAGTATTGCTTGTAACATTAGAAGAAACTCTCCAAACTATTTCTCTTTTCAGTGTCCCATCCCATACAATTCAGGATGACCTTCATTGGTTCGATGAAACCCTTCTCAAATTGAGTATTATAGTCCACATATTTGTGTAAGTCAAACTCTTTTGGAAGTCTAGTCGGAAAAGATATAACATCATCTTTTATAGTGTTAGGTTCCAATAGATAGGTGTACTTTAACTTCTCACCTTCTTGTATGATAGGATAGGTATTAGTTAAGTCTTTTTGTTTGAGATAGTAATTATATAGCAAAGCACCACGAACATGAATAGGAGTACCTTTCTTGTAGATATCCATTCTGTCAAAGTATTCTTTCAAGCCATTTACACCACGAGGAAACGCAACATCTTCTGGTGGTAACTTTTTGAATTCTTGTTTGAACTTCTCAATAAAGTCTTGTGCTTGTTCTTGTGTACCATTCATCACAATCTTCAGTAATTCTTTCATCTTTTCACGGATGACTTGTGGTGTTGAAGATTTTACCATCTCCAAACCTTTGTACTTTAATTGTGGTTCTGCATACTGAACACCTTCACTATTATACACATTCAGTGCATAACGTTTCTTGGCAGTCCACACACCACGACTTGCCAATGCTTCACGTTTCATTTGCATTTTCTGTTCGTATGCGTTGACATAATCAGCAAGTTCCTGATAACTCTCATTAATATACGGTTGTATTCTATCCTCACAGACTCTATCCATGAAATCGATGATTTTTGTTCCAGGTGCCGAGACTTTGCCTTCCGCAGCATACACTTTATTAACAAGTGGACCAAGATTAAGATAAATAGAATCTGTATCCGAAGCAATAACGTAGTCATGATCTGTCTTTAATAATTCATTAATATATTTGTTCAATTTAGATTCGATCCATTGAATCGATAACTGACCAGACAACGTGACTGCCAATGCCAACCTCAAATCATAGAATCTGAAATATTGCGAACCAAGAGCACCGTAAGCGGAGTTCAGTGATAATTTCTTTGCAAGTTGTAGATTGTTATAACGAGAAACAATCTTATCAATTTCTTTCTTCTTTACTTCATCTTTTTCGTTTTCATAATCTTGTTCAGCCTTCAACATCAACTTCTTAAACTTCTTACGATCATTATACATATCTTCCATCATCTGAGGAAGAAATCCACGAACATCTTTACGGAAGTATTGACCATTCGCAGTCAGAATAACATCTTTAATTTTTGACGTATCAACTCTCATCGCCAGAAGTTTGTCAACATTGACACCATCACGTAACACCTTACGCATCTCATCGTTGTAATCTTTTGGTTCGATCAATGTTTCTGGTGATAGATTGTATTGCATAATCAAGTGTGGATAAAGACTGTTCAAGTCAAACGATGCAACCCAATCATGACTTCCAACTTGTACCTCTTTTACATATGCACCTTCAAATGCTTCACTCTTTGATGATACTTCTCTAGGTGGTACAATGATTTTCTTTTCTAACAAGTGATTGTAGATTAGAGAATCCCACATACGAGTTTGTGCAAACACATCGGTGAAGTTACACTTGGTATCATATGCAAGAGTCAATGCAAGTTCCAACAATCTCAACTTATCATTCAACTGTACGATCAGATCAGAGTCTTTGATGTTATAGTCGATAAACTTCTGATAGTTTAGTTTGTACAATTGATGAAGTGTATCATACTCATCAAAAGAAATCTTACCAGTTTCAAGTTCTTCATTTGCAATATGATCTAATCGATAAGATTCTTGTGTCTTACCATTAGGAGCATACCACTTGTACAACTCAATATAATCAAGTGCAGAAACACCAACAAGATCGTAAGCAATCTTCTCACGACCTTTGAAATTATATTTGCGTGTGTTGATTACACCCCAAGGTGATAGTTTACGTGTTTCTGGTTCACCAAATATCTTATTGAATCGGTTGACGAGATAAGGTATATCAAACCCGTCAATATTCCAACCAGTGACAACATCAGGATAATTATCCTGCCAATCAGACATAAATTTTTTACATAGGTCATATTCATCTTTACACTTTATATACCAAACATTATCGTTTTGATTGTCATAATCACCACAACCATAAACTGTAGTTCCTCCATTTAGTTGACGAACATTGATTGCAGTGATTTCTTCGTCTGCACGATACGGATCAGGAAAACCATTTTCAGAGCCAACTTCAATATCAATAACAACTATTGACAGTTCACTGATATCCCAATCAATTTGACCGACATGATTCTCTGCGATGAATGCATATGCATATCGATCATTACCATAGACTTTGAAGTTCTCTACACCTTCATAACGCTTGACAAAATCACGAGCCTCACGGATCGTGTCGAACTTCATTGGTTCGAGATTCTCACCGAACAATGTTTTATATTCAGATTCTTTTTTGGACGGCAGAAAAAGAGTAGGCGAGTAATTGATTTTCTCTTTTACTCGCCTACCATTCTTCACACCTCGATAAAGTATATGTGGTCCATATACAGAAACGTTGGTGTAATATTTACTCATTAAAGTGTTTTCGCAATTGTGATACCTGATCCAAAGATCGTGTTATATTGATTTTCTAGTTCAAGTACCGGTGTTGTTGTAGTCAAAATGTCGTTACGATTAATTTTGATTCCAGTCTTTACTTCATTACTATACTCCAAGAACGGAGCAAAAGCAATACCTCCTTGATCTGTTGCCGATCTTGCAGGAATTTGTACCACTTGAACTGGTTCTTTGATTAGAATATATTCATACTCTATATCATCGGTAACTTCACCGAGTAGTGTATGATTTGTTTTGAGTGTTATTAGTTTTTTCATTAGATTGTCACTTTCACATCAGCATCTAAAACATCTAGGGTAACCCACTTTCGTGGAAAAAGCATTTCTCTACCTACAAAATCTTTCATATCATAGGTAGGATCATCAACAAGACCCAACAACTCTACCTTGTTGTCAAAGTCACGGAGAAATAAGTCATACTTGTATGCCTTAGGTGCGTTTTTTTGATTTGCGATATTTTTGGCGAGCTCACGAATATTCATATTATACTCCATTATTGACGCATTTGCGCCTGTAGTTGATCGATTAATTGTTGTATCTCTGCCCGAATACCTTCATTAACGCTAGGTATCCAAGGCAGAATGCGTTTCAACAGTCTAACTAATTCATTAGGTGGCATTAACTGTCAGCAAGATGCTTATCTAATGCTTTAGCGTAACGATTAGCATGTGAACGTTCTGCTTTCGCAAGAGTTTCAAACCAATCTGCAACTTCATCGAAACCTTCTTCACGAGCAATCTTCGCCATGCCTGGATACATGTCTGAATACTCATGGGTTTCGCCACTAATTGCTGCTTCAAGCATTTCTTTTGCAGTCTTTGCTGGCATACCAGTTCCTGGTTCACCTGCACCACCTTCGATTAGATATTCCATATGTCCATGTGCGTGACCAGTTTCACCTTCAGCAGTAGAACGGAATAGTGCTGCAAGATCATTCTCACCTGCGATATCGCATTGATTTGCGAAATACAGATAACGACGATTTGCCATTGATTCACCTGCAAAAGCCTCTTTTAAGCACTCAGCAGTTTTTGATCCTTTTAAACTCATAATTTCTCCTTAGTTAATGTCCATGATCCGTCTTGATTGTCAATCCACTTCAACGTATCACCTATTTCCCAACCCGTTTCTTTTATTAAATCATCTGGTAGTTCGACAACAT